CCTTGTTTTCAACAAACAAGCAGTTGGCACTGTCAAGTTGATGGACTTGAAGATGGAACAAACTGGACAAGATGTTCATGCGTTGTACCAAGGAACGTTTATGGTGGGAAGCATGGCTCTCGGCACAGGAATTTTGCGTCCTGATTGTGCAATTGAAATTACATTTAGCTGATCTCAACGGGGGCTTCGGCCCCCTTTTTTTCTTTGCTGATTAACAATGGCACTAGCCCGCACCACATTCTTGGAAGCAGTAAACCGCGTCCTGCAGATGATGGGCGAGGCACCGGTCAACTCTCTTACGGGTCAGTTCCCTACTGCTAAACAAGCACAGGACACACTTAACGACGTCAGCCGCAAGCTGCAGTCAGAAGGCTGGTCGTTTAACACCACGCTGCAGCAGACCCTGACCCGCAACACCAGCAACGAAATTGACATGGGCCCCAACGTCAGCCGCGTTGTGGTCGATCCACTTCTCTACCCAGACGTCGACGTCACCATGCGTGGTAGCCGGCTGTATGACAGGAAGGCAGGCAAGTTTACGTTCACCCAGGATCTCAAGGGTGACGTGACTGCGCTGCTGGATTGGGATGATCTGCCTGAGCACGCGCACCAATACATTGCAATCAAGGCTGGGCGCCAGCTGCAAGAAGCCTTGCTGGGCAGCGCCGACCTGACCAAGATCAACCTAACGATGGAGGCAGAGGCGAAAAGCATGTTTCTGGAGGAGGAGACGACCCGCAGCGAGCACAACTTCCTGCGTGGCAATCCCAACCAGACCAGCGTGCTTAACACTTACCTGCCAAGCCGTGCCCTGCAGCGCTTCTAGTTATGCCACTCGTCAGCAGCTCAATCCCTAACCTGATTAACGGGGTCAGCCAGCAACCGGCTGCGCTGCGACTGGCATCGCAAGCAGAGCAAGTCATCAACTGCATGCCCAGCCCTGTCGAAGGGTTAAAGAAACGGCCGGCATCAGAGCACGTCGCAAAGTTGTTTTCTGGCTCGGTCGCAAACAACCCGCCGTATTGCCACATCGTTGACCGTGACGGCAGCATCCAGCACCTGCTGGTAATCCGCGACGGATCAATCAAGGTCTTTGCCTTAGACGGCACTGAGCGCACAGTGTCTACGCCTAACGGCACCGCCTACCTCAACGTCACAGGCAACCCGTCAGAGCAGTTCCGGTTGGCGTCTATTGCTGACACCACGTTCATCGTCAACCGCGAAAAAACGGTGGCCATGGACACGTCGAACTTGTCGACGAATTGGGGCACGAAGGGGATGATCTTCGTCAAGGCTGCCAACTACTCAACGACCTACAGCGTCACAGTTGCTGGCGTCACCAAGACGTACGCCACTGGCGCAACAGGTGCACTTAGCACCATCGTTATTGCCACCAACCTGCGCAACTCGCTGGCAGGTGATAGCAACCTCAGTGGTTTTACGTTTACGCAAAACGACTTTGTCATCCGCGTCACCAAGAACAACGGCTCTGACTACACCATGTCCGCGAGCGACACGCGCAGCAGCACAGACATCAGCTCGATCAAGGGCACGGTGTCTGCAATTAACGACCTGCCTGCATCAGCAGAGCATGGTTTCAAGGTCAAGGTGCAGGGCTCAGCTGCCACTAGCTTTGACGACTACTTCGTCGAGTTTGAAGCCAACGCTGGCAGCGGGTTTGGCCCAGGCGTGTGGCGTGAAACCGTTGCGTCAAACATTCAGTATCAGTTTGACCGGTCCACCATGCCGCATGTGCTGGTGCGGGCCACAAACAACACGTTTACGTTTAAGCAGTTTGAGTGGTCAGGCCGCATTGCAGGCGACCTCACCACTGCACCTAACCCCACGTTTGTCGGAAGCCAAGTAAAAAACATCAACGTGTTTCGCAACCGCCTGGTTTTCCTGGCGGACGAGAACGTCATCATGTCGGCCGCCGATAACTACGACAGGTTTTTCCCAGAGACTGTGCAAACCGTGGTCGACAGCGACCCGATCGACCTGACATCCGGCGGCACGTCTATCAACTTCTTGACCAGCAGCTTGGCATTTGCCAACACGTTGCTGCTGTTCAGTGCTCACGGCCAATTCAGGCTTGACACTGGTGCAACCACAGTCGGCACAGCACTGACGCCAAAGACAGCAACAGTTACTGCAATCACCACTTTTGACCAGGCGCAAACGGTTGATCCAGTAGGTGTTGGCCGGACTGTTTACCTGGCTATTCCTAAAGGTGGCGACAACAGCGGCCTGCGTGAGTTCTTTCTGCCTGACGCATCAGGCCCGGTGCCGCTGTCGGAAGAAGTATCGACACCAGTGCCCCGCTTTGTGCCAAGCAACCTGATCTCGCTGACTGCATCAGTGTCCGAAGAAACGTTGGCAATGGTCAGCTCCGACGAATACCAGCGGCTGTACCTCTACAAATTCTTTTTCCAAGACGACAACAAGTTGCAGTCAGCCTGGAGCTATTGGGAGATTAATGCTGGCGGCAAGATTGTCGGCACGGCCATGCTGGACAGCGACCTGTACCAAGTCATCGAGTACAGCGACGGCGTCTACCTGCAAAAGACATCACTGCGGCCAGAGAACGTTGACGCAACAGCAGAGTTTGAAGTGCTGCTTGACCGCAAAACGACAGAGGCCAACTGCACTGTTGCCGTTAACAACGCTGGCGGCCTGGGTGTGACGTCGACAATCACGCTGCCGTACCCAATCGCCAACGCAAACAAGACGGTGCTGGTCGGCCGCAAAGCAACAAGCAACACGATCGCCCACGGCCTGGTGCTGGAGCCCACGGCAGAAAGCTTGACCGGCGGCGCTGGCGGCAACGGCACAATCACTGTGCGCGGCGACCTGTCTAGCGCCAAGTTTTTTGTAGGCGAAACCTACGAGATGCTGTACGAGTTCTCAACGCCATACGTCAAAGAAGAACCGCCCGGTGGTGGCGTGTCTGTGGCTGCAGGCCCACGACTACAACTCCGAACATGGACTGTCGTTTTTGATGACACATCTACTTTTGAACTTCGTATTACGCCGCAGGGCCGTAACGTCAACAAGTTTCCGTACAACGGAATAACAACTGGCAGCGGCAGCCCAGTGCTAGGCAGCGCTTCGCTGTCTACCGCCAGCTTCCGTGCGCCAGTGATGGCAAGAAACATAGACACTAAGATCGAAATATTCAGCGACAGCCCAATGCCATGCCGCATGCAATCAGCAGAGTGGGAGGGCTGGTTGCAAAACAGGGCGCCGAGGATCTAGACGAGGCATATCAGCGGGCATCACGCCCGTCTGACCTGCGGTACTTGGCAGACAACATGCGAGCCAATGACGTGGCGGAAGTCATGGCGTGCTCTGGCTGCACCCCCGACCAGATGCTGCTGTACTGCGCCCTGCACAGCGTGCCGTGCCGCACGATGGTTAGCCGCCATGGCCACGTCATGGGCATGTGGGGCGTAATCCCTGAGATCAACGGCGGCAGAGTGTGGATGCTGGGCACAGAGGGCATGGTTGACGACAAGCGTGACCGGCGAACCTTCCTGCGAAAATCAAAGGAACAACTGCAGCAACTGTTCAGCAACTACAACGTGCTGTTCAATGTGGTTGACGCCCGCAACACTGTTCACATTCGCTGGATAAAGCACATGGGTTTTACCTTTGTTGCTGAGCACGCAGAATGGGGACCAGAAAAGCGGCCGTTCTACGAGTTTGTGAGGATTTAAGGCATGTGCTCAATTGTCGTCCCAATTGTTCTTGGCGTAGCGCAGGCTGGTCTGGGGATCATGCAGGCCCAGGCCCAGGAGCAGGCGGCGCGCGAGCAGGTGATGTTTGCCAACCAACAGGCAGAACAGCAATTCCAATACGATCAACTGCAAACAGAAGCAGCGCGCACTGCTGAGCTGCAACGCGAAGCACAGCGCGAAGAAGAGATCCGCCGCAATACAGAACTGGCGCAGATAACAAGAGCAAACGAGATTGCTGCAATCAATACCCGGTTTGCACAGGAGCAAGAAGCCGCATCACAAAAACAGCAAGAACAGGGCAAGCGAGCGCTAGAAGCAGCCGGTCAAATCAGGGCACAGGGCCGCATTGGCGCCAACGTCGACTTGCTGCTTGCTGACGTCAGGCGACAACAAGCGTCGTTTGATTACTACAGCAGTAGAAACCTGGCGTTTATTGGCGACGAGCTGCAAGCACGCAAGCAAGTTGTGCAAGGCAACTACGCCAATGCCATAGCCAACCAGACGCCATACCAGAAGAAGATGATTCTCGACCCGCTTGAGCCAATGAAGCGCTCGATGCCTAGCTCTGCCCCTTATCGACTAGCTGCATTTGGATCGGTATTAAGCGGCGTTAGTAGCGGTCTCAATATGTATACAAGCGGCGCCGGCAAAGGGCCTGGTGGCCAAGGCAACTTCTTCAGAGACCTCTGAGCATGACTTCTTCAGTACGCGGCCTTTTTGTTGGCGGCAAATCCAACACCGGCAACACTCGTCGCACCAGCCAGCGCACAGCACCTGTTGCTGAAAATCAAGGCGGCACCTCGCCGCTGCCGGACGTCAACCTGCCTACTGAGCAGTTGTCGCCGCAAGCCTCTATGCAGGTGGCGCAACTGGAGGCAGAAAAGCAGGAGTACGTTAAAAACATTCAGTTTCCTAGGTACAAGCAAGACCCAAAACCAACAGGTATTGACGACCTAGAGCGCCTTGCAGCATCGCTAGGCAACTTCAGCGCAAATCTCGAAAGTGTTGTTAAAGCAGGCGTAACTTTCGAGCAATCAAGAAATGAGCAGGCAAGGCTGCACGCAGAGCAGTTAGCCGCACAGGGCCAAGCGTTTGGTCCATTTGCCGACTACGCAGCACTGGTGCGCCAGCTTGAAAAAGCATCGACTGATCTGTCGCTGACAGGCGCAAGGCAAGAGCAAGCGGCAACGCTGCTTACTGAACTGCGAGCACGCGGCAACAGGATTAAGCCATACATCACAAGCGAGGCCAGAGTTCTTGGCGTGCAGAACAGGACTACAACCTTGTCTGCTGCGCAAAGCAAAAACCCAATTATTGGGCAGGACGACCAAGGTAATGATCTGTACTTAACAGACGTGTCGGCCGATGACCCGCTGTATTTGCGGTGGGCAGACAACCACATTTTTGGCGACACGATTCTTACGCCGGCAGAGCACAATCGCGTCAAAGGAAACATTTCTGCTGCCAGGGTTAATGCAGCCAATGCACACAACGCGCAAGTAGTTAAACGGCAGCAAGAGCAATACACCCAGTCGTTTCGTCAACGCATGTCGCAGATAGGAACAGAGGACGCAAAAACGTCGCTTGCAACTGGCGTTACACGGTCGCCAGAAGAGCAGATTGAACGACTGCAAACCATTCTTGACGAGCGAGCTTTTCTTGGCTTGCCAAGCGACATGCAACAAAGCTTGCTGAACGATGCTTGGGAGTTTTATTCACAAGGCTGGAAAGCGGCGTATGACGCTGAAGGCGCACAGCTTTCTGCAACAGCTGCAGTCGAGCTTTTTAAAGAGCTGTATGTCGGCCCTGTGTCAAACCGCATAAAGGCTGACGGCACACCTAATGAGGCATTGCGCTGGGTCAACACACAAGACGCTGATTGGGCAGCAACCGCCGAGTTTGATTTGTTGCACGATCAAGCGGAGGAGCGCAGAGACAGGCGCGGCATCCAGTTGCAGCAAGTCCTAGTCGACACACGAGCTGACGTTGTCGAAATTCAGTCGCTGCTGTCTGCCAAAACAGAAACGGGGGAATATGACCTCCGATCACGCAGGAAAGGCGTGGAAAAATACGAGGAGCTAAAGCGACGGCTTGCAAGCGACACGTCGCTAGATCAGCAAGTTGTAAGGCAAACAATTAGCGAGCTCGACAAGCTGTTTGAAGATGTTGATGAAGCTGTATATGGCAAGCAGCTAGATGATAATTTTCAAGAAGCAGTGATGTTGACTTCTTTTGTTAGAAGTGGCGCTATGTCTACGCCTAATTTTATAGAGCGAATTACTGAAATGAAAAACAACAGAGAGTTGCGTGAAGAAGAGTACAACAGCTTAATGGAAAAGTTGCCAACTATTATTAAAAGCGATGCAGCTTTGAGCGAAGCATTTAAGACTGTAGACGCAGAAGTAAAAAGAGTAGAAAACAACATTGCAAACTTAGAAAAGGCTGGTGTCTCTCCGACTGACGCGCAGCTTGTCAGCCTGTATGAAACGCGACAACGCTTGCTAGACGAGCGAGGTGACGTTGTTGTTGATTACGTCCAAGGCAGAATTGCAACGCCAAAGGAATTGCAAGAACGTGTTTTGGCAATTACGCCAACAGAACGAGAACTAGATCGCAGCGCAGCGCTAGAAACTTTTGAAAATTACGACGACTCAATCCCACTTATTAAGCGGCAGGAAAACGGGTCTGGCGCATTGGACATGCAAAAGTTCGATGACGCTATCCGCGGCAGCTTGCCAGAACGGCAAGAACAGTTACGCGAAAACCATGAGGCTGACGCGCCCATGTTCCATGCGTCTATGGCAGTGCAGCTAGCCCAGTCGTTGGCCACCGGCCAGCCAGTTAATGGGTATGACTTTGAGGCAATACAACGCATCCTGCCGCCTGGCATGGAGCCAGGTGCGTTTATGGAATATGAGCTGACAAAGGTGGCAGAGCTTGCAAGACGATCTGGCGATCCACGCGAGGCTGAGTTCAGGCGGCTTGCTAAGGAAATTGCCGGCTTTAAGGCTCCGCAAAAAGTCAGCTACGTTGCGCCAGAAGCCATTGAAACTTTTGGCCAAAAGGCAAACCAAACCCTTAGCGCAATGCTCGATGTACTTCTTGGCGCCGGTCCTGCTAATGCGCAGATGGTTCCATCGCAAGCTGAGTACAGGTTTGCTCCGCCACCAGGTCGGCAAAGCATCCCGAACTTGGTGAAGATTGCATTGACTGCAGGCTTCACCCCAGAAGAAGCTGCTATCGCCGCGGCCATCAGCATGGCGGAAAGCAGTGGCAACCCTAGCGCCTACAACCCAGACGCTTCTACCGGCGACAAATCCTACGGGTTATGGCAAGTCAACATGCTTGGCGGCATGGGGCCAGAGCGCCGCAAGGAGTTCAGCATCGGCAGAAACGAGGAGTTGTGGAATCCAACTACTAATGCAATGGCAGCCCGCAAGATTTATCTGCAACAAGGCTGGGGGGCTTGGAGCGTCACCCGCCCGCATCAAGGAAAGCCAGCCGCTTATCTCCAATATCTACCCGAAGCGCGCAAGGCATTGCAGACTGTGCTGAAGAACAAATAACGACACATGCCATTAAGCCTGGAAGAGCTGCAAGGCCTGAGTTTCACCGGCCAGCAGCAGCAAGAAACAGCGCCGGTGGCACTTGTCGCGGAAGAGTCTGAAGAGGAGCAAAAAGAACAGCAGCCAAATCTGCTGCAGCGTGCTGCTGATTTAGTTACAGGAGCGGACGACTCATTGCTGACAGACATCAGCCAAGCCGTTGGCGTAGCGGCAGAAAGTGGATTTATCAGACCTCTATACAACACGCTGTATGACGGCATTGCTGAGACTCTTGGCCAAGGTGTTGGCGAGGAACGCCGTGCCATTACTGGCTTTAACGACGACGGCACATTCAAGGAAGAAACGTTCGTCGTTCCAGAGGTAGAAGAAGACGTTGCGCCACCCATGTTTAAGGATGGCAACTTCAACATGGACTACATCGACTACGTCAAGTCGATAGATCGGCCAGGTCCGCGACTTGGTTTGCTGCCGATGTTTACCGGCCAAAAACGCAAAGTCATAGGCAAAAACGGCGAATTAAAAACTGTTCGCACTGACGCGCCGTTTCCAATTGTTGGCGACGTCCCGCGCATGTCGACCGGCAATGCGCTGGCTGACGCTGGCCTGGGCATAATCGGCCAGCTTGCACAGCTGCTGACTATCAACAAAGGGATGCGTGCCGCGGGCGTGCCCCGCGCACCTGGCGCGCAAGCTCTCAACAAAATTGCAGCTAACCCGCAGTCGAGTCGTTTACAGCGACT